TGTTGTTGACTTGATGTCACTTCAAAAAATTTTTCTTCCTATCAGGAGGGATTCCGCACCTCAACATGCACATGCACATGGGGCCGTGCACATGTCGAGGGTCGACGTTTCATGTTTCATGTTACTTCATCGATCATTGATCGGTGGAACAACTTTTTCTTTGTTATAAATAAATGCCATCTGCGTTCATAAAAGCAAATAAACTAAATTCTGCCGAACTAAAAAGACTAGAAAAACATATCCAAAATTTGAAAACCATGAGGCTACACCAGCACGTCCCCAGTGCCACTAAACGACTTGAGGAATTACAGCATAAACGACTTTCGCGCATGTGGATGTACGGTTATATCCCACGGGCAAGAAACAACTGGGTTGTGAAAAAGGATTTATTTGTTCCACCAAATCTCCCTGCCAATGAAGTGCTCTCATTCCGGCGACCGAGACTGGGACTGGGAGAAAATAAGTTTCTTATTAAGAAAAACACCACACTTGGGCGATTCCGTAATATATTCACACAAGAGGGGACTCTCAAACCTGTATCCGGTAAGCGCCCCGTTCCTTTCATACCCAAAAAGCCTGTACATGGGTTTCTCCCGACACTTAGAGAACTTGCATGGAAAGCAAAGAGTTCAAATGAAAACTTTGAGACTGTGAAAACCATGAATAATAAACAGCTGAAACTCCTTTCAAAAGTAGGACCTATAAACTGGACCCTTCTGAAACCGGCAAAACGCGCGACACCTCTTCCGGCAAACAATGTGACGGCATATAGACGTCATGCAGCCGCGCGCACGATTCAAAAGGCTGTCAAGAAATATCAAAAGAAACCCCCTACAGGCCTGACCCCGCGGTCGCCGGCGACCATAGCGCGACAGAGAACCCTTGGAATAACAGGCGTGAATCGGCGTCTTCCCGGCCCCGCAAACAACAGTCGCATCACGTGGAGCCGCTACGGAAACGGAAACATTGCCATTCACAAGACCATCCGTAATCTAAACCTGTCATTAACAAACGCACAGAGGAAGGCCATCGGAAAAATGTCTGAAAATAACGCGTTGAATTATATAAGAAATCTGGCGAGACAAAATTAATTGATTTAACCATACAGTTCTGCGTCGCGAAACTAATCATAATATGGATCGTAATAGTCTTCGTCCCACATACCGGGAGTGTAACACGATGCATAGTACGTTGCATTTAATTCATCTTCGTATGATTCATAAAATTGAATCTTGCGGTCATTGTCGAACACGCGCCACGCATTCTGAATCATAGTCGCAGCCTGTTCGGGTGTCATTGTGTTTTAGGCTGGAAGGACCGACCACTTTGGTGGGCTTTTCAGAGCCTTCAGAACAAGTGGGTTCGTCATTATTGAATGACAGGATTTTTTTAACATTGATGTTGTTACTTCATGTTTGAAACTTGAAAGTTTCGATATTTTGGGTCACGTGTTCTCTCTAACATCTTTAGATACATGCCACCTCCGGTATTTTTTCCTTTAGGGGGTCTGTATATATGCTTCAGTACGGAGTTTCTTATAATCTGTGCCGCCTTATTCTTTGCTAGAAGGGCATTCATTAACTGAACATTGGGATAAAACGTGGGAAGGTAAACATGAAACGTCGCCCCTTCGGAGTTACGGGAAACACCCGTACTCATCGGTATCCCATACTTAAAGTTTGTACGTGGTGTACCGCTTACATATCGTTTCGTTCTTCTAAACGATAAGTTTTTCCCTTTCCTTTGCCAAATTGATTCGCCTCTATATCCCATACTTGGGAGCCTAAGTATTCTGCGATACTTGGTGGAACTTTTATTATACTTGTTCGTCAGAGTTTTGATTTCGTTTTTAAGAAGCGCGGCATTTAAAACATGTCTCTTGAAATTTTCATTCGTGTATGTATTCTTGTTAAGTTTATTACTAATGTACTTGGCGTTACCCTGTGACGCAATCTGCTGACGTCTGTGCAAGTTAAGCAGCTTGTTACGTTTGTTGGCAATTTCAGCATTGAGTCTTTCCAATTTCACGTACATTTCGTGAGCGGATTTTTCAACCGGTTTCATTCTATATGTTTCAACCTATATTTTTTTTGACTTCGTGTCCATGAATAGCACGACCTTTGGTGTTCTTCTCACATGTATTCATATGCAAATAGACTGGGAAAAATATTCAGTATTCACAAGACCATCCGTAATCTAAACTTGTCATTGTCGAACGCAGAGAGGAATGTTACTTCATTGATCGGTGGAACAACTTCTTGTTGTTGATGGACTTTTTTTTTCTTCATATCATTATAAATGTCAAGTCTCCAGAGATTGTTTCATTCGAACGTCCGCATGTCTCCAGGTCGGAGCGTTAAACCCGGAATTAACGGAAAAATAACGTCACGCCGGGCTGCACTGAACCGTGCGGCTTATGCACTCTCAGCAATTAAAAAAGCACAGGAAAACCATGCACGACTTAGAAGAACCCTTCAACAAAAGGCTAGAAACATTGAAAATGGGGAGGAAAAAGCAAAGCAAACTTATACACGGTTTAGAAAAAACCTTAAACAAAAGGCTAGAAACATTGAAAAACTTCAGAAACTCGTACACGGAGCCACACCGAACCGTGCGGCTAATGCACTCTCAGCACTTAGAAAAGCACGGGGAAACCATGCACAGATTAGAAGAAACCTTGAAAAACAGACTATAAACATTGAAAACGCAGAGGACAAAGCAGAGCAAAATTATGCACGGCTTAGAAGAAACATTGAACAAAAGGCTAGAAACATTGAAAAACTTCAGAAGGAGTATTATAAACTCGCCCGCCGAGCCGCAACTTTTTCGAATGCAAACATGAGATCAGGTCAACTGAATGCATCAGAACTTGCTACGTTGCGTCATTCGGCAAACATGACCAAAGCTGTGTCAACGGGTATTCGTACCCTGCGACGCATTGAACTACCGCTTAACGTTAAGCATAAGATTTTACACAAAATCCAATTGATTTAACCATACAGTTCACTTTGTCTTTTGCCCATGAGTTTCACGTTTCATTACCCTACGAAAGTTCTTGGCCGCACGGATCTTACGGACTCCTGTACGCCATTTATTACGTAGATTGTAGTTGGTGTTTGAATTCAAAGTATGAGTTTACATTTTTTTACTGAGCCCGGTACACATTGTTACCCTTCTCGTCCGTGTCAACATGAACCAGCCGACCATCTCGGATCATGTCACGGACCATGTTCACCCACGGGTCTTCACTGTTCGGCGCGTTGCGGTGCTCCAGGCACGCGTAGCACATGCACGGCTTCTTCATTGTTTGTGTTGTGTGTGTGTTTGGTGATTGTACACCTGCAGTCGAGTGACGCTGTAGACACTACTCGTTTTTGTTCATCCGGGACAATCTCTTTTTCATATACATTCCACTGGGTCTCAGATACATATTTTCTATCATCTGTGCAAGTCGAGTGCCTTGCATACGACGAATTTGTGCGAGGGTATTATTCTGTCGAATTTCAGCCATCATATTTATATGACCAGTATGGCCCAGAAGTTGACCAATTTGACGTCTGATATTGTTACGCTGAGTTACCATTGCAAGACTACGAGCATAATAGTTATTTACAGATGGCCGCATACGATTGAGCTGTCTTTGCGCGGCGGCTCGTCGTACGGCTGTACCGGCGCGGTTCCGGGCTCGTTCGGATGCCCGATACGCATTCACCAATTGTTTCCCACTGAGTTCATGTAGAATGTGATTTTTTTCAACTTGAGTCAGTCTACGACTGAGATTCATCAATCTATTAAAATTCGCGGCACCTGGATTTCTTGGCGGGGACATGTTACTACTATGAACGAAATTTATTTTTGTCACCTTATATAAATGGGAAACGCGACAAAGGCGCGGACGTCTGCACCTCAGCCCGTCCATAACGCAATAGCGAAACGGCTGCGCGAAATACACAACGAAGCCGGTGTGCACCAACGAGTGATGAACAGAATCGCCAGCAAACTCAATTCAGGTTCGTACAACGAACGAGACATTGTCAGGTACGAACAGTCAAACCGTCGTATCAAAGAACTTATTCGGGAGAAGAACGGACTCGAGCGGATGAAAGCACGTTTCTATTAAATCAACATAGCTTCAAGTTTGTTCAGGGTCGGCATAGACACATCACAGATGCGGCGAATCTCCTCCTTGTCGACCGGGTAGCCCATCTTGGACAAGGTGACGTACATCACTGCACTCGCGACACCCTTTGGTGTCTTGCCCATGAGTTTCACATTCTTCTCGTGGTCACGACACGCCTGGATCACCTTCTGGCGAACACGTCCACGTTCTTCTTCTGTGACACACGTCACGTCGTTGAATAACCGAGCGACCAAGTCTGATGGCCGCGTCACCGCCGACACCGTCTGCTGCACCTCCGGAATCGTCTCCCGAAACATATCGGCCGTTCGTGAAATGTCTCGCGGTGGAATACCAAACCCTTCTGCAATTTCTTGGGTCGTCCGGGCGACATTCGCGTCTCTGCACGCCCGAAAGATGCAATTCGCCTTGATGCCAACCCGGATCGCACCCCGGGTCAACTTTTCTTCGTTGAATTTCCGATACATAATCTTGGCTTGCAACATCACCGCCTCGGGCAAGTTCAGGACGGTCCGACCGACGCGATCCAGGTCGTCATAGGCGTGATGGAGCGACCGGTCCTTGTGATTCATGGATGTGTGAAAGTTGATGCGGGCCAAACGTTTGTTTGCAAACGTCGAACCTTTTGTTGACATGATAGTTCCGGAACCCCACGCGGCCGAATACAACGTTGTGTTTACGGGTGCACCGACGCGGCTCATGTCAGGACCCTCACCCGAACCGCTGTTCCACTCGGGTTCGTCCGACACGTACTCCCAGTCCGTCCGGCCACACGTAATGCACACATACAAACCATCTTCGTTTTGGATCCGTGTCCCGGGTGGATACATGTTGTTGTCGACGCACACAAGGTCACCCTCACCGGTGCAAAACTCACAGAGGTATTCGTTAGGGCATTTGAACGACTCGACCGCCTGCTGGTCAGCCCGAGCTTGGAGAGCCTGTGTCCAAATGTCGTCCATGTTGTTTGAGGATCCTGTGCGCGTCAGGTGACGTTGAAGAAAAAACCTGGTTTTTTGTAATGGATGCCGTACCGCCCGTAGTCGACGCGGCTCGTCAGACTCGTATAGAGTCTCTGACGGGCGGCGAGTCTTTCAGTATGTTCAATATTGTTGCTCTTGTTGTGATTGGCATTGCCATCTTCTTCCTGTACAAGCGTTTTAAAGACAAGCAGGCGACCACCATTGCGCATATGATGGCACCGTCGCCAGTGATTCCGACGCCGGTAATTAACACCGCACCGGTCGTCGAGGAGACGAACGAGGTCAAAGAGGAGTAGTATATTTCTGACCTCCGTGCAAACCCTTTTCAAAGTTCCATTTCACGATGGCGATAACCGGCAGAACAATTGCAAAGTTTGTAGGCGTCGGGTTGATCCATCCGTCGTACATTGCAGCCAGTACTAACGAAAACTCCCGAACCAAGTCAGGGTGCCAGATCAAGTGTTGTGCGTCGCGTGTATTGTTCCAGCGTACAATGCCCACCATACGCCAAAGGAGCATTCCTAGCAGTAAAAAGTTGGCGGCCGATGGATACTTGTACATGAGAAAACCGACGATTGCGATATACGTCACCGTGTCGACAATCTTGTCATTCATTTGGTATTCGAACGACTTGCACGGAATCGGATGCCAAAATCGATTACAGTCTATGGCGTCAATTGCATAAATAAAGAGGATTCGGTACGTGAGCGGAATAGGCGCCATCAAAAGCCCGAGCGACAAAACACGTAGAGTTTGTAACATCGCAAACGTATCCATAATAATTTACCTGAGGAAAATACTCAAGGGAGAGTGAGGCCGTACCGGACACACTTCTTGTACGACAAGTACAAGTCGCGCTTCATGAGTCGGTCCAGTTTCGACTCTGGAATGGACGTCTCGCGAAGATAAATCTTCTTCATCTGTTTCATAAGTTGGTCACAAAACTTCATCTCATCCTTCATGTTTTCGTACTTGCCCCAAAACTCAGATCCAAGTTGGTGAATGAGAATATAGCTATTCTGTGTGACGACCCGTTCGTCGCCACCCAGAAATAGAAACGTGGCCGCCGATGCACACATTCCTTCGGCAATCGTGACGACCCGAGCCTTGAGCCGGCGCAGAAAATCCATGCAGCCGAGTCCGGCGTTCAGGTCGCCGCCGTCACTCTGAATGTGCAGAGTGATGGTCGGGACCATGTCATAAATGCCGAGCGTGTACAGGCCAGCAAACAACTCCCGTTCGAGCTTCTTCATGACCGAACACAACTCAAGGATCGATTCCTGTGACACGTCACAGTAGAAAAACACATCTGAACCCTCCACCTTGACAAAGTCGAGCGACGGCTCACTCTTGTCGTTTTCCATCTTGTTCTGAAAGTGTCCAACGTATTTAAGCTTCTGGAATGGAAACAACCACAGTGCTAAGATTATCTAACTCTGTCAGAGTCTGATCAGGTGAGTATATACATCCTAGACGTTGACGTATGGTTTTTTCTGAAAAAGAACTTCCCCGTGATACACGCAAGTGTATAGGTGCATATATATCGATAGATGTTGGGTTTCCGAGTTGACTCTTTGTATAAGTACCCGGACCAAATGCTACACCGCTCGGTCTCGAGATAATTCGGGTCGGTGTCGGTGGGCTACCCGACGAACAATATGGTGATTTCCATGTCATGGAAAGGTTCCATTTATTTTTAGCAAGCCATGTGATGTACGCCCAAGGTATCGTCAAAGCATTCATAACCCACGCTTTTCTATTCGTGTCCGTATCATTATATACATCATCTGTATCTGTATATTTGGAATACCCTTGTGGCAGTATATTATTAAGTGTATCTTTACTCGCGAATAACATGTTATATAAAAATTCTCGTGTAGATTTTCCAGATTCGCTGATAACAGTTGCGGCATAATTAGGTAAACCACCTGATGTATAATCAATCGTACCTGGTCTATAGCCATCTAACATAGCAGTACTGTATAATGCCAACGCACGAAGTAAGACTCGGTCCTTTTCAGGGAGTCCAGATTCTCCTTGTGTATAAGCAGTCTCGAACAGTTGTTCAATTTGGGTATCAGATGTGTACGATGTGTATTCATTCCCAGTCGGTCCTAGAATTTTTAATAAATCATTTGCACTCGGATACACTGGATTTTTACTCAGTTCATTTCCAACAAATCCATACATAATTAGAAACCCAAACGAGGCAGCGGATGTGTTAGAAAATGGCGTAACATTAATTAAAGAATCTAATGTGAGATTTTCTGATACTAAATATTCAGATTTTTTCATCAAAAGAAACCCTAAAATAACAGTCAAAACACAAATCGTAATTATTTTTATGTCCACCATATACTATAAGATGGGAAATTTACCTAGTTCATTTGACAGTGGTACCTTGTCTCAGCATGTTAAAGGTGTTTTTACTCATTTTCCTGATATAAATTCGGTACCAACATCTTCGTCGTCTTCTGGTTCGTCGTCTTCTGGTTCGTCGTCTTCTGGTTCGTCGTCTTCTGGTTCATCTTCTTCTGGTTCATCTTCTTCTGGTTCATCTTCTTCTGGTTCGTCGGATAGTACATGGATTATATTTGTAGTTATCATTGTCTTCGTAATATCAATATTAGGTGCATTATCCAGATGATGACCTACATCGTCTTAAGTGCGTCTTGGCGCGCTCGACTGACCGTGGTTTGAGTTTTTGGCCAATCACTATGTGATTGAGAACATCGATGACCGACGCATCGAGGTGTGGATAATGATTAAACACTGTGTATTCTTCATGTTCGACGTATGCTCGCAGGGCAATCAGGGCCTCGCGGGACATGCGCGTCGCCGCAATCTTTTTGGCTCGCATGCACGCATTTTGGTACTTGGTCCACATGCTTCCGGCCCGGAGTCGCTTCGTGCCGAGTCGGCCGTTCATGATGACGCACGGCATGACGCAGGCGGCGAGTGCAAAGTGCGGCATGAGCGTGTCCCATGACCCGTCACGATAAATCTTGTGGTCGTAAATGTCTGCAAAACTGAGCGATTCGGTGAGTTGGGCACATTCTTCGAGCGTTATTCCTGACGTGTCAGTATAGTTCTCTTCGATCATAGCCCACACATAACCATGTTCGTGTATTGTGTGCGATATAAACTTTGCCGGTGTCCGGCTCGATAAGATGCGATTGACAAACTCGCGAGGTGTTTCGAATGTGTCCGGCGCGTCCGACTTGTGCACCAGACTGCGCAAGAAGGTCCGGATGTCGCCCCGGCACGCCTCGGCGAGTTCGCGCGCCGCCGGGTGGTTCTTCGGGGCCAGCTCGACAATCTTCTCGGGCGGCATGATCGGCATCGGATACATGACGGTCGTCGGCGTCACCTCGACCGGCGTCTGTGCGATGACGACCAACGGAGCCTTGGTCACCGGGCCCGTGATTTCACGAACACCGATAAGGTCCGAAATGCTCTCCCAGTTGTCAATGATGACCGGTGTTCTGGTGCCGCGCAGACGGTCGAAAAAGTCGAGCGTTCCCTGGCGCGACTTGAGGACGTCGTAGTCGACCAGCACGTGACCCGGGAGCGACTTGGTCACAAAATGCGTCTTGCCGATACCCGACGGGCCGTAGACACACGTGATTGCGTCAGACGCAAAGATACTATTATGGGTTTGTTTAGTAAGAAACGCATCCATGGCCGAAAGTGAAATGGCCGACGAGACGGATGAATCTCTTACGAAGCAAATGCTTAACCTTGTTTTAGAGAATAATGTTCTGACACCCTATGTCATCATGTGGATAGTGTTCAATGTCATTCTACTGGCGCTCTTATTGTACGTCTCGATTCGTGTGTCTATTCGACACTGATGTTCACTTTGTTTTCGATAATGTCCGCCAGGTCAAAGTAGTACTTGTTGCGCGTGTACACGTCGCGGCACATCCAGATTCCCTCTTCGGCGTAAAATCGCTTGACGACACACTCGCGAAACACCGTCCGTCGGGTCGTCTTGGCAATCGTCAGGGTCACGGTCCGCCCGATGAGAAGCTGTGCGTCGTAATCCATACTGTGTCGAAAACGGCATAAACTTTTATGTCGCTAAGAGTACAAGATGAGCAGCGATCCGATCCTGGCGCCGAGCACTGCGCGCTTCACCACGTTTCCTATTCGGTACCCGGATCTGTGGTCTCTGTACAAAAAGGCGGTCGGGAGTTTCTGGACGGTCGAAGAGATTGACCTTGGAAGTGACCTCAAGGACTGGGACAAGTTGACCGACAACGAACGGCACTTTGTCAAGACGGTCCTGGCATTCTTTGCCGCGAGCGACGGTATCGTGTTTGAGAATCTCGATCTGAACTTTACGCGCGATGTTCAAATTCCAGAGGCCCGGGCGTTCTACGCCTACCAGGGGTTTAACGAGTCGATCCACGGCGAGACGTACTCGCTCATGATTGACAAACTTGTACGGGACACGGCCGAAAAGGCGAATCTCTTCAGGGCGATCGAAACTGTACCGGCTGTTCGTCGCAAGGCTGAGTGGGCCCTGAAGTGGATGGGGACCGAGGGGGAGACCGAGGTGCCGTTCGGTCAGCGTCTGGCGGCGTTTGCATGCGTCGAAGGTATATTTTTTAGCGGATCCTTCTGCGCCATCTTTTGGCTCAAGAAGCGTGGACTCATGCCCGGTCTGAGTTTCAGCAACGAGCTCATTTCGAGGGACGAAGGGCTCCATCAGGAGTTTGCCGTCACGCTGTTTGGTCACTTGCAGTCCAAGCCGGACAAGAAGACGGTGCTCGAGATTGTCAAGTCGGCCGTCGCCATCGAGAAGGAGTTTATCACCGAGGCGTTGCCCTGTCGACTGATCGGCATGGATTCGGCCCAAATGTCACAGTACATTGAGTTTGTCGCGGACCGGCTGCTCCAACAGCTCGGAGTCAAGCCGTACTGGGAGTCGCTCAATCCGTTTGATTGGATGGAGACGATTTCGCTCGAAGGCAAGACGAACTTTTTCGAGAAGCGTGTCGGCGAGTACGCGAAGCACATGGTGAGCGAGGGTGACTCGGTGCGTTTCGACGAAGAGTTTTAGTTCTCGGGTCAAAGTAATGAACGTGCTGCTGGATGTGGACGGCGTGCTCATTCGCGATCCAAAGATTCTGGAGCGGACCCAAAACAACATTGCGCGGTACGTCGGGTTCAAAGTACCGCGGGCCAAGGATCCGGTAAAACTTCGGGACTACCTGTATCGCACGTATGGTCACACCGGTCGTGGACTCAGAAAGACGCTCGGTGTGCCGACTCCAGACTTTGATGTCCAGTTGTACGACAAATCCATGATGGAGCAGCTGGCCGAGTATCTCACGACCGATACGTTCCAGAAGGATGCACAGGTTGTCCGTGACCTTTTGAACCATGGCCACTACGTCTCTTTATTTTCGAACGCGCCGGGCATGTGGACCTGGCCGATTGCGTGCGCGATTGACCTTCGGCTCGACACTGCAAAGTTTGCCGGGTACAAGCCACAACCGGTTGCGTACACACACTTGCGGAACGGAAATCCTGTCGTGTTTGTCGACGACATCCGCAACAACCTTTTGCCGATCGAGCACCATCCACAGTGGATCCCGGTGCATTACAAGGGCGATGCCGCCAAGGGTCGGATCACGACCATCGAGCGGCTCGACGAATTGCCTGGTCTCATAGAGCGCACGTACGCTGCATGGGACAAGGATGGACGTGTGTCCCACCGTCCTCATCGAGGGTGAGCACATGGTGCTGTTTATAGACAATCACGAAGCGATGCGGTACTGGATGTTTTTACCGAACCGTGATGAAGTTTTGGTCGTCCGATTGAATCCGGATATGAAAAGCGGCGGATGGATCATGCCTAGTTAATCGCCCGGTTCACGTTGGTGGCCGCATGAACAGCATTGGCCGCCTGGTTGGCCGTCCGGGTCAGGTTGGCATTGGCACGGTTCGCATTACGAACATTCGTCGGGGTAGGGTTTGCGGCCGCGTTGGCGTTTGCACGATTGGCGTTACGGACCGCACCGTTTACACGGTTCGTGGCGACCGTAACAGTGTTATTTGCGGCGCGCTGCGCGGTGTTCTGTGCATTCTGTGCGGCACGTACACTGCGATTCGCATTGGTGGTGTTCGTCGGCGTGGGATTTGCCGCCGCATTGTTAATAGAACGATTGGCCACACTGGTGGCACGGTTCAGGTTATTGACCGAACGACGGAGAGCTTCAAGGGCATTATGGATTGAGCTCGACATGTTTACTATATGGGAAGAAAAGTTTCTAGGCACCAATCTTCATAAGCAAAAACACAATAACCATAAACACCACCGAGTGTAGAAACAGACCGAACGGCTTGGGGCATCCGTCAGATGCAACCTTGCTGGACAATTTCGCGGTCAGTTTGTACAGCTCCGGATTACTGATGATGAAAAACACGAGCGCTGAATAAAAAGAGTACTTCCATTTGACGAGGTCGCTCTTCTTGGCGCCGCCACAACCGCATCCGCAATCAAGTTTAGCCTGAAGACCGAGACCCATTTATTAAGTGGCATCATTATTATTTTAGATCATTCGACCAACTATACCATGGGCACGATGTTTCTGCATGGCATTACGTTTGGTATTAATGTAAGCGTTCATCTCATTTTTCATTGCAGGAGTGATACGCGACAACCCTGAATTTCTGAGAATTGCATTGGCGAGTTTTTTATAATCATAGTTTCCTGCGATACCGAGATAGCCGCCCCATGCCCGATTCCATACTTTGTTTGCGATTGCTCTCGTGTTCACTTTGGTGTTGGGCGCTCTGTTGTTGTTCTTTGGCACGGGCACGGTCCGTGCATTGAGTTTTGATTTCAATGAAACTATAATCTTTGTTATTTGGGACCGTTCATGAGCATTCGTCATATGATTCAATTTAGACTGAAGATTTTTGATGACGTTTGTAATGTTATTCGAATTTCTAGATATTACTCGTTTCTTTCCACCGGCTGTGTATATTATTTGGTGAGTCTCTTTGAGCGCGTTAAGAATCGATGCAGATGAAATAGTATTTAATTTTTCCGTCAAGTTTGTAACGATTCTATTTTTGGCATTTTGAGTATTGCCATAACTATATTCTTTATTCAAAATCTGACGGATGATGAAATCCTTTCTAATCATACTCTGTATACGCTTTTGGACAGCCCTCGAAACATTGTTAGCCGCTTGGTTATATTGTGAAGGAACTGCATTACGTGTAGGATGAAGTTCTACAAGTCTGTTCAGAGTTCGTCTGACATCAGACGCGTTCATTATGTTATATCCAGATATTTGTTTCCTATCGACGCAACCATCTTCTTTTTTTCGCGGGCTGTGTCGCGACGTTGTTTATTCTCTTTATGAAAGCCTTCTTTTTTTTCGCGGGCTGTGTCGCGTTGTTTAGTCTCTTTATGAGTGCCACTTTGAAAGCCTTTGCCAAGTTTCCTTCGTTCCGAGAATTTGCGGATCTCTCGGGAATATTACGATTATTTCCGGTCACTTTTCTTGTATAAAAATTCACCATATTACGCAGAGCCCGTTTGAGGTTCGCCTCTGACATACTGTAGACTGAGAGAAAAAAGCATCTAAGGTGCACACTCCCCAATACAGTAGAACACAGCAATGGCGCTCACCATCCGTAAGATTGCCGACTTTGACGTGAACACTCTGACCTTCTCTGCCGTCCGCAAGAATGACAAGGGTGGTCGCGCCGTATACCTGAACAGCGCCGGCGGTCAGAAGCTCCTGTTTCAGCTGCCTCAGATGCGCGCACCCTTTGGTCTGAGCGAGTTTACCGACAAGGCGACCGGCCGCACCTCCTATTCCCTGAACCTCTCCCTGGACGACGAGAAGGTCCGCACCGTGTTCCAGTCGATCGACGACAAGATTCTTGAGTTTGTGGTGGCCAACTCGGAGGCGTGCCTGGGCAAGAAGTACTCGATTGACATTATGCGCGAGGCGCTCTTCAAGTCGGCCATCAAGCCCGGCAAGGACAACTACGCGCCGACGCTCCAGCTGAAGGTGCTGCCGGGTCGTGACGGCAAGGGCTACGCGGTCGAGGCGTACAACTCGGCCAAGCAGCCGGTCGAGCTGGCAACCCTGGAGAAGGGCCAGGGTATCATCACGATTATCGAGATTAACCAGATTTGGTTTGTCGACAACAAGTTTGGTGTGAGCATCCGTCTTCAGCAGGCACTGTTTGCACCTCTGAACAAGCTGAAGGGGTTTAGCTTTGTGGACGTCGAGACGACTGTGCCAGCATCGACCGAGGAGGACGAGGACGACATTGACATCCCGGCTAGTGGTGAGGACGAGGACGTGTAGACCCCTGATTCCCGAGACAAAAATATATGTATAGTGTAATGGTCACACCGAATTGGGTTCGCACCCGAGCCTACAAAGTATACACGTCCCCCGGCGGCAGTCGCACCATTGTCCATTTCAGCCCAGGTCCAGCGCCGCGTAAAAAAACAACCATACGCGTCCCTCGTAACAAGTCGAACATCACTGCGTTTTTGCGCGATCACTTTAAGCCGAAGCCTCGGGCGAACCTTCTGAACACCCGTCTGGCACGCCTTATGGGCACGATCCGTTCGCCCTCTGCGTCCAACATCGTTCGGCTGCGTAAGAATCGCGTGTTTCCCATGAAACTCAATCGTAACGTGCTGAATCATCTTTATCAGGACTCGACGAACAACGGTCGGACCGGTCACCAGTTGACGTCGCTGAACGCCCGCTCGACCAACCTCCGGACGGTCTACAACGTGACCCGCGGTCGTAAGACTGTGAAGCGCGGCGTGGCGAAACTGGGGTCGGGCAAACAGGGTGTCGTCTTCCTCGGGTGTCCGACGCCGTCGTGCAAAGAAAAGATTGTCATCAAAGTTTCACCGACCGATCGGACAATCCGTGGCAAACAAATTCCCGAGGTGGAATTTGGTATCCAACAGAAGATTTTCAAGGTGGTGCCGGCCCATGTCGCCGTCCCGTACGCCATCGACAAGTCGACCGACTTCATCCCGGTGTCGTCTTACTCGACGCCCAACACTCGCGTGTACGATTACCACCAACAGTACATTACATTTTCAGAGTACTGCCCGGGTGGCGACTTTGACGACTGGCTCACCAAGGTTCAGTCGCGTCTTCGTGACAAGGACATGGCCGCGATGGTTTTCCAGATTATTTCGGCGCTCAACAAGATTCACGGCAAGTATCCCGAGTTTCGCCACAACGACCTCCACCTCCGGAACATTTTGGTGGACGACACGGGCAAGTTCCCTCGGCTCGTCATTTCGGACTTTGGTCTGGCGCGCCTGACGTCCCGTGGGTCAAACCCGATTGTAAACTCGGGTGAGTTTGCGTCGTTTGGTATTACGTCGACGACCGACGTCCGGTACGACACGCATCTGTTTTTGAATGCGCTCCGTATTCACTTGCTCCGTTCCGGGTTTCGTCTGAGAGAAACGATGGCCTTCCTTGACCGGGCCGTCCCTCCAGGCTACCGTGGAAATAATGATGTGTATGTTCGCGAGTCTCGTTTGGTCGGCACAAAATTACCAGGTCTTCCCGGTTTTGCTCAGTTGCTCGCCGATCCATTCTTGGCCGCGGCCAATAAAAAGTTCCGGTCGCCGACTCGTCCAATTAGTTCGCCACGGATACGCAACTTTATGAATGTCATGCCGTACTCTGAGCCGACCCGTAAGCCCACGTCACCAAGAACTCCTTCACGGGTCCCGTCCAACAACGGTGCAGGCGGCTCCGGCAACGGCGCCGGAGGCTCCCGGAACGCGGCCGACATCGCACGAAACATGTTGGGGAACATGAAGGGTGTGACCATCACGAGCGGTGCATCCCGACCGAGCGCCGCAGAGTTTTTGCGCATGTCACCTCGTTCGCGCGCGGCATTCATGACTGGTCCTCGTGCCAGAAACGCAAGTCGCACGGTGATGGTCCGTAACGTGACCAAAGGAAAGGGACCAAACCGTGAGCGTATGACGGCCCGTCGCGTACCGACCGGTGAGACACGTCGCATGGTTGTGACCGGAAAGGGTCGTTCACTGGTCACCGCTCCAAAGCCTGCCCACATGAACATGGCGACGACTCGTCGCGAAAATCTCGGATTGGGACCACGCCGGTCGCCTGTTCGACCCAAGTCACGGTCGCCTCCTCGTTCGCCGCTGGTGCGCTCTCGTGTGAATGCCGGTACGTTGCTCAACCTGTATTCCAAGACGCACAACGCACGGACGACCACGAAACGCATCCTGAAGGCACATTTGGTCAACCGTGGCTATGCACCTGAGAGCGCCAAGCGTGAGGTGGCCAAGTGGCTTCCGAAGTGGGAGACGTCCCGGCGCAACGTCAACGAGGCGACCCGTCTGGCCAAGGTTGGCGTGAACATCAACGCGCGCGGGTACGCTCCAAATGTGGCAGCGATTGCCAAACGTCGCGCGACGCTCAAACTGGCCAAGAGCCCAGGAGGCCGGATTCGCAAAAACAAGGCGCTTTTGCTGTCCAAAACAAAGACTGAGCTGGTCCAACTGGCTCGGGCCGCCGGTACGAAAACGAACGGCACGAAACAGGAAATAGTGAATGCGCTCTTTGGCTAAAAATTAACTCAACTATAGATAATAATGGACGGTGTTGCCATGAAATTGTCTATCGCCGTGATTCTGGCCGTCCTCGGGTACTTTATCTGGACCTGGTGGCAGGGCCGGAACGCAGTCGCCCCGGCGGCTGTGGCCGAACCGACCGGCGTGGAGCACTACCAGGCTCCGCCGACCGATCCGATTCCGCAGGAACCAGGTATCATCATGTACGGCACCAATGGGTGCCCGTGGTGCGTGAAGCAGAAGGAGTACTTTGCAGAGAAGAAGATCGAGTACACCTTCAAGGATTGTGACAAAGGTGAGTGCCCCAACTTTGTCTCGGGCTATCCGACCATCGTCAAGGATGGCAAGGTGATGCCCGGCTATCAGGAACTTTGAAATAACTCTTGATTGAACGAGTCGTCAAATAATCTACACTTTTGAAAATCGTCTCAAAAGCCTTGGCTCCGACCAATGGCTCCAAAAGGTCACAGACGGGCTTTTGGAGTTGGTGTTCGAAATAGTATGTATAGTCAACCGGAATCTTGTTTTCGGTCACAAAGGCCGGGTCCTCCGCCTTTTCGCACAACAATCCCGGTCCCTTGACAATCAGAAACTGGACCCGGTCACCATTCTGTGGTTCGGAACCGGGTGCACGCTTGCGAATCTTATCCCGGACTTCGACGTGCGGCTGACGTGTCTTGTAATCGCTCCCGAGCTGTTTGGACATGAGCAAGTCGGACGACGAAATCTTTCCGGCCAAAAGGTCCCGGCCGCTTTGGCGCGCATACTCGATAGCCGGTCTCGGGTCGTTCGATTCGAGCACCAAATTCAAAAGATGCTTGAGGACGCCTCGAACGTAGCCGCACGTGTCTCGCCGAACCACCTGCAGACCCTTGACGTCAATCTTTTTGAACACCACCTTGTCACCCTTCTTCTCGTACATCTTGGCGGCGTACCGCTTCTTGCTGTACAAAAAGTACGGACAGTACACCTTTTCTAGCTCGAGGTCGTTCGGCGCCCGGAAAAGCTTAGAACATTGTTCGGACGCCAACTCACCCTGTGCCCACGAGTAGTCGATCGCCTCTTGGCCTTTGCGACCTTGGACATCAAACTCAACCATGACCGAGTCAGTATCTCCGTACCTCACCTTGGCGCCCGGAAAGTGTTCCTCGACGTATGTCTTCGTCTCGTCAATCATTTGTCGACCTCGGAAAGTAACTGTTGATGCGATTGCGAGAAGGGGAAGCATGCCCTTAGACGCGCCAGTAAACCCATATACCGAGTTCATAGATATTTTGTACGCGAGTTGTCGGCCGTTGTACACCGCCTCGAGCGGCGTCCCTTCGGCGGCCGCCATGTCGCGCTTCGCCTTTTTACGAAAGGCGGCGAGCTCATTCAGAATCTCGGGCAACAGACTCGGGACGCCTTGGACAAACACGTGCGGGCCGTATGTTTCGTACGTCACACCTGGAAGGTCCAGATAGCGCTTGTCCATCACGAGCGTCGAATAGCACAAGTTGTGCGCGCGCATGATGGACGGGTACAGCGACGCAAAGTCGAGCGCCGTGATTGGTCCGTAGTACGCACCCGTCTGTGCTTCCAGGACGGTCGCGCCCTGATACTGGTCCTCCGGCGGTGCGTTACGGTCGACGCGCATCGTCGGAACCATAAATCCCAAAAGTCGAGCTTTGCGACACACCTGCGAAAACACCTTGATTTGTTGGCCGCGCTCACTCAGATAGGACAACGGAACCCACGTCGCCTTGGCCATCTCGAGCAGGTTCGGAAGCATGCACAAGTGTTCGGCGATCCGATGAGGAAGTTCCGTATCCTTCAGACAGTACTCGGCGACCTCACCGAGCTTGACTGGATCACCTTCGTGAAAACGCTGGAAAATCTCACGGACCGGCATGTCAATCTTCTGGTCGCCCAGAAACACCCTCGATACGTTGTTCAGCGAGTAGCTCTCCAGCTTGTGTTCGCGCTTCACATCCTGGAACATGTCAAACACATACCGACCGACCATCGGCACCATTTTGAGTGTATTGGAACCGAGCGCGCTCGACGACAAGTTTTTCGTGACGAGCTCGACCGACACGTCATTGAGTCGACCCCACACGAACGCGTCCGGTGGACACCCGGCGACGACCGACCGGGTGTACATGTACTCGAGGTCAAACCCAAAGATGTTCCAGCCGGTGATAATGTCCGGATCGAGCTCGTCCCGGATATACTCTGCAAACCGCTGTAGCATGGCCCGCTCGGTCGAAAAACTTTCCGAGTCGGCACATGTCGTATCCTTGACGCAAAAGACTTTGCGGTCGTACGGAACGCTGTTCACACGGGTCGTCACGGCAATTTGGAAACAGACGTCCGCCTTTTCGAACGCGGACGGAAACGCACCCGACTTGGAATAACACTCAATGTCAAGCGATGCGACTCGGAGAGGTGCCATGTCATCACGGAGGACCGGTTTGAGCGTTCGCCAATCGCCTACGACCAAGTCGACCGTGCACGACGAAGCATTTCCGGGCCGACCTTTCGCCTTGAGCCAGCCGGTCGATTGAATGTCGGTCCGGTGCATGAGGCGAAGCACCGGGTCGAGATTTGCCTCGTACACCTGATACTTTTGGTTCCGGCAGGCCCACTCGCCACGTCGCAAGTCCGACAGCGTCTTGAACGTCAACTTTGCAAAGGTGTGCTCGGTCTGGTTTTGAAAACCCCACAAGTCGCGCCGTTTGACGAGCATCGGCACTTCGACCAGCGTGTCGATCCGAGGTGGCGATTTTCCTAAAGGCAGTTTGACAAAAAAGTAGGGCTCGAAAGGTGTTTCGACGTGGACGCTCTGGCCATCTTCCGTCCGGCCAAAAATGTCAATCGTCAGTGACGATTCATCTTCTCGGGTCGACCAGGCAACCGCCTGAAACGTCACCTCTTCAGTCATACACGTGTATCGGCCCACCTTTTTAAACGAGACCCTGGCAAAAAAAAGGTTTTGTCCACAACGTCACCAGCGCGACACGGTCTATTCATCTCAAACACACAAATGGCTCTCATCCACGCCCACAACATGCTTGACGAGCTGATGCGCAACCTGGTGACTCGCATCGCCGAAGGTGAGGGTCTTGACGTTGACGAGCTGGTGAACAAGTACCTGGGTCCGGAGGCCAAGCCCATCGAGAAGACTGCACCCAAGAAGACGCGCGCGGCCAAGGTGACGGTGACGGAGGCGACGACGACCAAGTGCACGGCGGTGACGGCCAAGGGAAAGCCTTGCCGTTTGAATGCTCTGACCGGAACGTGCATGTGCAGTGTTCACACCAAAAAGGGGGAGTCGACGCCGGCGCCGAAGAAGACGCGCCGGCCGACTCCGACTCCTGAGCCGGAGGAGGACGAGGCGGGTCCCAGTGCGCCTCCCGCTCCGAAGAAGAAGCCGACCAAGAAGAAGGTGCGCGTGCCTGCTCCGGAGCACACGCACGAGTTGGACGACGAGGTGCACACGGACTGTGAGTTGTGTCAGACGCACGGAAGCGCTCTGGCTGAGAATGACACGGAGGAGTTTGAGACGGTGGTGAGCCCGCGGCGTTCCCTGCGCGAGCGACTGATGGCGGTGGCCGAAGAGGAGGACAACTACGACGAGGAGTAAAGAACAAATGCAATGTGTATGTAATGAAGATGCTTGCGCCAATTTGGCGTTCCGATGACTACTATCGTCTGCTTGCGCGTCACGGTTCAACCCCCGAAGAAATTGAAGCATTGCGTGCCCAGACCATCCCCGAACACATTCATGTCGAGCGTCAGGTTGTACAGGATAATCGTCCCGTGTGTGGTGAGGCTATTGCCGCCTTGTTTGAGCGGGCAACCACACGTCCATCACTCAAGGCGCTGACGGATGCCATGCGCGCCGATGGATTTCCCGAGTCGGCAATTCACAGGGCCCGAAACGCCCAGGCGAAACGACGCGCCACGAGCGAAAAGCGTCAGGCGGAGTTTGAAAAGTTGTTCGGCAAGTACAATGCGCGTTCGACCCCGGCAGTTAAAAAGGTGCTCAAAGCAGTAAAGAAGCGATGAGCAAAAACTGGGCTGACATTATGGACGAGACTGACCCTCCCAAGCCGGTTGTTGTACGTCGGCCGTCAATCAGGCCACGGGAACCGTCGCCGCCGCCGGCACCGCCGCCGTCTCCCAAAGACTTAAAATGAGGACACACCTTTTGTACATGGCTGAACACTATCAAAAACTTACACACGTCGAGCACATCCTGAAACGACCTGACAGTTATGTCGGGTCGCTCATTCCGGATGTTCAGGACACGTGGCGCCACACCCCGGATGGGTTTGAGCGTGCACAGGTGACGGTCGCACCCGGACTTGTTAAAATTTTTGACGAAATTCTGGTCAATGCGATTGATCAACATACGCTCCATCCTAAAAAGGTCACTCGCATCGATGTCTCATGGAAGCCCGATGGCACAATCACGGTCAAGAATAACGGTGACGGAATTCCGATTGAGAAGCACGCGACCGAAAATGTATGGCTGCCCGAACTCATCTTTGGGCACCTTTTGACGTCATCGAATTACGACGACACGAAGGAGCGGGTGACTGGCGGTCGAAACGGTTACGGCGCCAAGCTGACGAATGTCTTTTCGAAAGAGTTTTCGGTCCGAATCATTTCGGGCGGGAAACGCTACATTCAACATTGGTCCAGGAACATGGCGGTCGTGGGCCCGCCGGACATTAAGGATGTCAAGGGTGCCGGCGGTGTCGAAATCACATTCGAGCCGGACTGGGCTCGTTTTGGCGGGAAACATTTGGAGGCGCTCCAGACGATCGTAACGCGCCGCACGTGGGACGCGGCCATGTGTTGCCCCAAGGCGCACGTCTATCTCAACGGTGAGCGTCTTTCGGTCGATTCGGTCGAGTCGTATGCCAAGATGCACACACAGGGTCCGCTCGTCGCGCTCGGAAAGGATATCGTCGTGGCGCACACGGACACGGGAAAGTTTGAACAGGTTTCGTACGTCAACGGTATCGCGACGACACAAGGTGGTACGCACGTCGAACGGTTTGTCGCACAGCTTGTTGCGTCGCTCGGTCTCAAGGATATTCGACCGGCTCAAGTTCGGGCGTCCCTCTGGGTATTTATGCGGGCGACGCGCGACCGGCCCACGTTTTCTTCCCAAACTAAAACTGAATGCACATCAAAAGATACGACCGATTATGTTTTCCGTCCAGCCTCCATCAAAGCCATCCTCGCGTGCGGTCTTGCTGATGATATCGCTGCACTTACTCTTGCAAAGACGGAGAAGGAATTGAAAAAAACGGATGGCACGAAAAAGTCGCGCGTGAACGTGGCCAAGCTCGACGATGCAAACTGGGCCGGCACGGCGCGGTCGCACGAGTGCACCCTCATCGTGACCGAGGGAGACTCGGCCAAGACGCTCGCGGTCGCGGGTCTGTCGGTCGTCGGCCGAAACTCGTTCGGCGTCTTTCCTTTGCGCGGCAAGCCTCGAAACGTTCGAGATGCGTCCGTCAAGCAACTCACGGACAATCAAGAGTTTTCGGACCTCAAAAAGATTTTGGGACTTCAGCACGGCAAGACGTACAAGTCGCTTCGCGAACTTCGGTACGGCCGTCTCATGATTATGACTGACGCGGATCTGGACGGGAGTCACATCAAGGGTCTTGTGCTCAACATGATTCATCACTTTTGGCCCGAGCTCATCCGACTCGGGTTTGTCGTCGCCATGGTGACGCCTGTAATCAAGGCCGGGTCGACCTGGTTTTTCACCGAGTCGGCGTTTCGCGAGGCGGCACCGCGCGGCGCGGTCAAGTACTACAAGGGTCTCGGCACATCGACGAGCGCCGAGGCCAAGGAGTACTTTCGGCAGATTGAACGTCTGACTGTTCGGTTTGATGCCGACCCAGAGACGGACACGTCGATGACGCTCGCTTTTGCCAAGTCGATGGCTGATTCACGCAAAGAGTGGCTCGTCCGGCACATGGACACAAAGCCGGTCGGCATTTCGTACGGCCACGTCGATCGTCTGTCCGTGACCGACTTTGTCCATCGCGACCTGGCCAACTTTTCGGCCGAGGATATTCACCGGAGCATTCCGCACGTCGCAGACGGTCTCAAGCCGAGTCAGCGCAAGGTGCTCTACGCATGTCTGAAGCGCAACCTGACGAGCGACATGAAGGTGGCCCAGTTGGCCGGTTACGTCGCCGAGCACACCGCGTACCACCACGGCGAAGCGAGCCTTCAAGGGACTATCATTGGCCTGGCCCAAAACTTTGTCGGGTCGAACAACGTTGCGTTTCTCGTGCCGAGTGGCCAGTTTGGGACGCGTCTCATGGGTGGAAAGGATGCGGCCAGCCCTCGTTACATTTTCACGCGCCTGGCGCCCTGTACGCGCAAGGTGTTTGACCCGTCGGACGACCCGGTGCTCAAGTACACCAAGGAGGATGGCCAGACGGTCGAGCCCGAGTGGTACGCACCGATTGTGCCGACCGTGCTCGTCAATGGCGCAGAAGGTATCGGCACGGGGTTTTCGTGTTTTGTTCCGCCGTACAAGCTCGCGGATATCCTGACGAACATTCGAAACGCGCTCGACGGACACGCGATGGTTCCAATGGTTCCGTACTATGAGGGTTTTCGCGGAACCGTGACGCGCAAGGGTGACCATTCATGGGTCTTGACAGGCACGGCCGAGGTGTCTGGCGGGTTTGTGCACGTGACCGAGCTGCCTCCCGGACGATGGATTCAGGATTTCAAAGAGACACTGGATGAACTTGTCGAGAAGGGCACAGTCTCCAAGTACGAGAATCATTCGACCGAAACCAAGCCCGACTTTCGAGTGTGGGGACCGGTCGAGGCTCTCAACCTTTCGCGGACGATTCACACCTCGAACATGTACCTGGTTGGGCCGAACGGTGCCATCAAAAAGTACAACAGCCCAGAAGAGATTCTGGTCGACTATCTCGAAATGCGCGTACGGATTTACGCGAAGCGCAAGGCGTACACACTGAAACAGATTGAGACCGAGGTGGCATGGTTGTCCGAAAAGGCGCGGTTCATTCGTGACGTGGCAATTGTCAAAAAGATGAACGTCTTCAACGAGACGATCGATCGGATCCATGACCAGCTTCGTCGGGAAAAGTACGCCGAAGAGATTTGGCCAAAGCTGCTCGACATCAAGACGTACCAGTACACAAAGGAAGAGGTGACGAAGCTCGACACGCTCTGTCAACAGAAGACGGTCGAGCATAACGCCCTGAAGGGCATGAGCGTGTCGGACCTATGGAAACAAAATCTGAACGCATTGTAGATGTCACTTTCGCTTTTACAAGTTCGAAATGTGGCCCAAAATACACTATTGAAGCCGGTGCCTAGCAGTGAAATGACACCCGAAGAAATCCTTTTGTACCATAAAAGAGAGTTTCAAGTGACCGTACCAAACTCGACTATCCAGACACTGCTTGTCGGTTTGCAGGCGGCCACGACAGATGCAGCCCTGCTCGCCTTGCTTCCGGGTCTTGTGGAAGCAATCGATGCTATCATTCCACCTGTTCACGCTCCGACGTCATTGAGTGATATTCTTTCGGAACTTCGTCGGTTTCAGGGGTTGGCCGACCCGATCGATCAACAAATTTTGTTCATCGGCTACTTGCCAATGATTAATCTTATTGTTGATGTGAAGCCCCTCCGGGAAGCGCTTGGCACACCTGGTCAATCGGACGCGATAGAAACATTCGTTCTCGATTTTGCGTCTCGTCTCACGACTCTTAAAAAACAAATGACTGAAGACTCACCGGCGGCACCTCCGTTTGGCCGCAAAGAACGTTCGCCAATCTACTTACAATACCGGAACAGTTATCAGATTGCACGGAACGACACGGACCGTCTCCGGTCACTGAACGCCTACCGCAACTTTATCAACAATGTCATCGACGGCGGAAACCGAACAATCGAACGTCTTCCGACGTCTACATCGGTTCAGGGGTTTTATACACCGTCGTTTGATCCGACCGCCGGGAACTTTATGGTGTACATCACGGAAGCGACTCCTGGTCTCGAGATTAAACCTGGATGGATTGTCAAGGGTCTCTCCGGTGTTTACGGAAATGTCGCAGTTCAGTCGTACACGGCAAATGTGTATTCGGACGCGCTCATCAACCCGGGACCACCCGCTATTTCGTTTCCGTATGTTTCGAGCGCAGTTGTCAAGTCGGACATGCCCAACCTCGACATTCGACCGAGTTCAATCATGCGTTTCACTCTTTTTCCGCCAGATTATTTGGAAGGTACCGTGACGGCAAATGTCACGGCCGCACCGAGTTTCGGTCTTTATGACGCCCGGGTATACGACGACACGAACATCGTCGGTCATGCCGACATTGTGCGCGACCTCAACTCGAACGTCTCGACGAGCGAGGGCAGTGAGGTGTATCACACGGTGGTCGACCGCGGTTCGGGAACCGGTGCGCTCATTTCCATGGCGGCGATTGGTGCCCAAGAACCTTACATGTTCGGCGGTCAATCAAATTGGATCCCGAATGTGAAGCAGCACACCGCATTTTCGCTCACACACCGTCTTTCGCTGCCATTGGCGAACGTCGGAGGATATCTCGGAAAAACTGTCCAGGTGGATCTCTTCCCGAGAGAGTGCGGCGACCTCTTGTCGAACATGTATCTTCAATGTTCTTTGCCGGCTTTGCCGTCCGGGAACACCTATACGGAACTCATCGGCCGGGCTATCATCGACAAGGTGGAGTTTTTGGTCGACGGCATCGTCTACGAAAGTATCACTGACGATTGGTACGTGATTCAAGACCAACTCTTCCTTGACGCGGACGAGAAGCTCGGCATGTATCAGGCGGTCAGCAATGGCACGCCCGAGGGCACAAATGTCGATGCAACCTCGGTCATCAATCTCATCGTGCCGCTCGACTTTTTCTTTTGTCACCGTTTTACACACGGCCGAAAACGCGACAAGCCATACTTTCCACTGTGCGCCGTCACACTGTCGACCGTGTCCGTCCGGTTCACATTCAACAAACAGTCGTGGATCACCGCGTCGACCAATCCGATCGACTTGATTAATCCACGGTTGCTCATCGAGGAGGTGCATCTGACACCCGAAGAACGCATGTACTACCGGTCACGCCCTTTGACATTCAAGGTGCCGCGCGTCTGGAAGGAGGCTCGGCAGACGTACACGAACGGTCTGGCCCGCCTCAACTTTACGGCCGATTTCCCAGTGACAATGATGGTCTGGTTCGTCAGAAACAAAGCGTACGAAGCGGACGATCGAAACTTTTTCGAGTCGCGGTACGCGTACGGATACACGTCCGAGTACATTCAGAGCGCGACGCCCGTGACGTTCTTTAACGGTGTGTCGCTCAGGTACATTGATACGATCGAATACGCGACACTGTACCTCAACAACAATAACGTCCTGTCCAATTTTCCGGGCGGTCTGTACTATACGTTCAAACAGCCAATCGACCACGGTCTCTCCGTGCCGACAAAGAGCATGTACATGTATTGTTTCAGCGAACGGCCGGCCGTGTACAACTCGGGCGGCGCGCTCGACTTTGCGTCACTCAACGCACAGACGTCCCACTTGGACATTAAATTTTTGGACACATATGCACCTCAGATTGCATCACAGTTCTCGCTAAATCTGTTTTATTATGGCTATGTGACTTTGAGTGTGAAGGACGGTCTGTGCACACTTTTGAGCTAATCATATAGTCGACAATTCCATTCTGGAGACACCACCGAAGAAAGTTGAGCTGGGCGCACGTCGTCGTAAACCCCTTGAACTCAATACGCTCCGTGCGACAAAACGGATCGAACAACTTTTTGGAATACCCATCCAGACTCGACTTGTATGCCACGTGGACGGTAAACTGACGACCGTTCGGCGTCTGATATGTGACGTGTTGCTGCTTCGAATAGTTGGTCACAAACCACTCGAGGTTTCGTAGCGAAATACCCTTGCGGTGCGTCAGAATATCGCTCAGCTTTTCAAAATGCTCGGGCTGGTCGAAAAATCGCGTCAGGCTTTCGAGCAACAGTTCGGACTTGGCCATTGTCCTAGATGCGTTTCATTTTTTTAAGAACCAAAAATGCAACGAGCCCGACAATGATTGTCCAGCCCACCTTGTGATCCATGCGTCCGTACGCCTCTTGAAGCTGTGTATCCTGGGCATATTCCGCCTTGTAGCCGGGCGGCTTGAACGGCAGCCAAAAGTACTGGCCGAGCGGAATCAATGTCGGACCGAGCGCCGGCGTGCACTTGTAGGCCCAGTCGTACCATGCGAGCGCAATGTACGGGAACCACAAGAGAAACAAGAGGACGTAGAGGTTTTTATGCGGTAGGTACCAATAACCACCCGCGAGCGCTGCGCTAAAAATGACACACTTGAGATTAAACTTGAACGGGTAGCCTGGAAACAAACCACCGGCCATTTAATTTATGGTCATAAATTAATATGAGTCTCCGAAACCTGGCATGGGCCACAGTCAGTCGAAATGTCGTGCCGACGATGAGTCGCGGCAATCTGCGGTCGCTCCTGAGCTATCCCTACGTGAACGCAACTGAAAACAGACGTCGTGTGATTACGAATCAACTGAATGCCCGAAACAGACTGAATGAATTTCGCCGCCAGCGCAACAACCTGACTCGCCAGGTGAAGTACCGGCGCGAAACCGGGCAACCGAGAAACAACAAGTTGGCAAACAAGCTGTACTTTATCGAGAAGGAACTCTTTGGACAAAGACGCGCGAATATGATGCGACAAAAGAGAAATCGTTAAACTCAACACTTCCACTTGGCATCGCAGTCCATGCAGGTCACAAAAGTGGTCATCGGCTCGTCCGCGCTGCGCGTCTGCATCTGGTAGTAGGTGGTCTTCTTGCTCTTGCACTTGCCGCACTTGAACATGCCCTCGTAGTCCTCATCCATCTTCACCTTGGCCGCCTCAATCTTCAGCTCCTTCGTCTTGAGCGCATACTCCATCTGGCTCACCGGCCCCTCCGGCCACAACTGCACAGCCGACATCCCTCCGAGGTCCTTCGCCTTGACCGTCTTTTCTTCAATCGAATGAACCAGCCCCGGATTCTTCTTCAGGTTGAAGATGACACTCTGGACGCGATGCTTGTAGCGCCACCGGAACGACCGGTTCTCCCAGCTCGGCGCCTCGCCCATGCGCTTCGTCTGCTGGACCGTCCAGGTGAAGATGGACTTTTCGGCATTCTTGTACTGGGCCTCGTTGGCCAACACCTTGGCGAGCTCGGCGACCGCGTAGTCACGGAGGGCGTGGCTGTTGGCCATTGTGTGTTTGTTGTGTGCGAGATGTCTTTACGTGCGTTGTGGGGTGACGCTCGAGACACGACTCGTTTTTTAGTTCAGGTTTGTTTGGACACGAGGACCCGCTATGTTTTTGAGGGTTCCTCTATATATAACACCGGGCAGCCACCACAAAATGGTCTTACGGACACCGTTGTGAATGCCTCGCGAAACGGCATTCGGGGCTTTTCGTGCACGTTTTTCATACATTTGAAAAAGTGCCGTAACAAACTGAGTTGCGGCATTTTCGGCAGCATTGTGAGCAGTTTTCTTCGAAGAAGAGTTTACCGCGTTCAGGTATCTATTGTAGGACAACATGAGTCTATTTCTGTTATTCGAATTAACTTTGTAGTAGTTCAAAATTTTAACCAAGGCGGCTTTTCCAACCTTACGTGTGCCCACCTTATACAGAGTCTTTTTTGTTCGGCTCACTATGCCTCCTCGGCCCGAACTCGGTCGTCTCGGTATAGTCATCTTAGTGTAGTGTAAGATAAAAAAATCCGACTTTACTAGAGAAATGGCTCTTGTCACGAAGATTCACCAGCTTATGGAGCGCGAGGCTGAGGCGAAGGAGTCGGTGAAGAACCTGCGCGACGAGCTGAACGAGCTCTTCGAGCAGACTCCTGTGTACAAGAGCGTGTACGACGCGGCGGTCGAGACGACCAAGGCGCACAAGGTGTCGGAGAAGGTGGCCAAGGCGCACGCGCTCAAGGTGGCTCGCATGGTGTACACGCCAAAGGAGGATGCCGAAGCCGACGAGGCATAAAAGGAAGCTCACCTAAATTGTAAATGGAATGGCCGCTATGATTGTGTGCACGTCGGACAACCTTGCGATAGGTAACACGTGTCATTGCTGCGCCGAACGACGTCTCCTCGGGCTCTTACGAGAACAAGCCCGACGAGAAGGTGTCGCGCCCGCCAAGTTTTCACATTGGCTCCACAGAAAACATGGGAGTTTTACCGTGATGAGGATGCGCCGCGATGGCGAGCCCGGTATCTCTCTCCCGTGTGTCATTTGTCGCAAGGTGCTCGATCGGATGTGCGTCCAGTGGAGAGCCCATATCGGTTCAGTGTGGGTGACGCAGTCGAACGCACCTCCGTCACGACCGACTCAAAAACAGCGCGCGCTCGTGTTTCACAACAGTCTCTTGTCTGTCCCGTCCAGCTGAAGGTACCACCGGGCGTTCCGAACCGCCTCCATGACCGTCTTGGCTTCAACCTGCTCGACCGTCACGTACTCGTCAAACTGGACGTCCCATAGGCCCGGCTCTGACTCGGTCGCGTAATAGTTTCGGGACGACACGTCCGAAATAAAGTCGAACGCGGCCGTCTTGGTCGCAGCGTTCACTACCGTGCCGTTCACGAAACGCCATGCCGGAAAGCTCTGCGGCGGGTCGGGCTCGGGAACGATGCGACAACAATCCCACATCATCTTGTTTTACGTGTAATACCGAGCGAAGCCTCTAACGTGCTTTTGGCGCGCGCGAGCGGCTTGGCGCGTTTGAGCACGAGCTCGTCGACCGGCTGGGTCGTGACAACCCCGGGTGCGTTTTTCGGCGCGCCGCGGGTCACGGGCGTCAGGTCCGGCATGATGTGCTTTTCCCACGGCATGGTGACGACGTAGTTGGAAGAGCCGTCTCGAAACTCCTGGATGGTCATGACACCGCCGAACATCTGGAGCGCGACGCGTTTGGGTGCACATCGTATTGGCGTGTATCTATTTCCGTTTGAGTGTTTACGCATCAACGCAATGTACATTTGCATCTCACCGGATCTCGGACCGCCCTTGTCCAGTGCGTATGTCTTCATACACTCCCACGAACAAAAGTGACCGGTTGTCGAAAACCGTTTCGTCCGTTCGTCGTATTTGTACGGACAGTGCAGGGACGGACCGACGAAAGAGTGACAACACCACCAACAAACAGAGTTGGACGTACCTGACATTATCCGTTAAAGAACACCTTGCTTTAATTAAAAGATGAGTCTTTTATCTATCGATGTCGGAATTAAAAATCTGGCCATGTGCCTTATGGACGCTCGGACAAAGAAGATTCATCAATGGGACGTCAGCGGTGTCCCGCCCCAACACGCCGACGGGTTGTTTCCGGCGCTCAAGCATCACTTGGACGCCAAGCCGTGGTGCACGACGGCTCATACGGTCCTTATCGAAAAGCAGCCGGATAAGAACCGGACAATCAAGTCGGTCGAGCACTTTTTGCACACCTACTTTTTGTGCCACGACAAGGATGTGATCATCTACGACGCCCGGCACAAGGTTCCGGACGTTGCCGGTCCCGGACGCGCTCGGTACATCGAACGTAAGAAGGCGTCGATCGAGCGCTGTCGTGACTTTCTTCAGGCGACCCAGCCCGAGTGGCTTCCGGTGTTCGACAAGCACAAGAAGAAGGATGACCTGGCGGATACATGTATGCAGGCTCTGAGTTTTGTAAATCGGACGCCGGAACCGGACACGGAGACTCTTCCAAAGAAACAAAAGGCGCGGAAGCCGACTGAGAACCAGACGCGGACCAAATACTCCAAGGCGAACCTGGCGTGGCTGTACACGCAAGGCGAACACCGGACGAAGCGGTTCGAAAAAGACTTGGCGCGCTACTACCATTCGGTGGATGAACTTGTGGCTGAATTTTGTCTCGGACAAAAGTAGATGAGTTATGAAAAAAAATCTTTCCTGGCAATTTTTTTATTATTAGGAATTTTACTAAGTATAGGGTCACTTATATATTTCGTTACTTCTGGGTCAAAAACTCCGTCACCATCTGACAATACTGAACCACCATCTGACAATACTGAACCACCACCTGACGATACTGAACCACCACCTGACGATATAGGCCCACCTCCGGGTGATTGGCCGACTCCCGGAAATCCTGTTTATTTATTGACACATTGGCCGGATCAACCTAATGCCGCAATGCAAGTTGCATATATGGCTATACAAACTATTGCGACGATGTTAGTATCCAGTATTTTGGACGAAATAAATCGAAGAATGTCCGATAAGGGTGTCGACGCGAAACGAGGTGAAGCCGCTGATTCCGGTCGTAAACCGGGTCCCAAACCTGACGTTGACGCGGCCAGTAGTAAAAAGGCCAAGGCCGGTGTTGAATCCAAGACGGGTGAAGCCGCTGGCGGTCGCGCTCAGGGAGTCACCCCGGACGTCAATCGTTCGGCTGTTAAAAAGGCCAAACAGGGTGTCGACGCCAAG